AAACCGCTGCTGATGGTGACCGATCCACCCTACGGTGTTGAGTACGATCCAAGCTGGCGCAACCAAGCCGGCGCGGCAAAAACTAAGCGCACCGGCAAGGTACTGAACGATGACCGTGCCGATTGGCGCGAGGCTTGGGCGCTGTTTCCAGGCGATGTCGCCTACGTTTGGCACGGTGCGCTGCACGCAGCGACCGTGGCCGAAAGCCTTGAGGCAGCGGGCTTCAACATCCGGTCGCAGATCATCTGGGCCAAAGAGCGGCTGGTGCTCAGCCGGGGCGATTATCACTGGCAGCATGAGCCGGCCTGGTACGCTGTCAAAAAGACAGGCAAAGGCCATTGGGCGGGTGATCGCAAGCAAACGACGCTGTGGCACATCCCCAGCAAGGATCAGGATGCCAAGACGGTCCACGGTACGCAGAAGCCCGTCGAATGCATGCGCCGGCCGATCCTAAATAACTCCAGCCCGGGTCAGGCTGTGTACGAGCCCTTCATGGGGTCCGGCACCACCCTGATCGCCGCTGAGACCACGGGGCGGGTCTGCTACGGGATCGAGTTGAACCCGGCTTACGTCGATGTCGCCGTGGAGCGGTGGCAGCAATTCACAGGGCAACAGGCATTGCTTGATAGCGATGGGAGGGCCTTCGACGCGTTGAGGGCGGAGCGTGTTGTGGCATGAAACAGTCGCGCAAGATGTCGCTGATCGAAGCGGTGACGAATGTCGCGGTAGGCTACGGCGTCGCTGTGGTCACGCAGATCATCGTGTTCCCGTGGTTTGGGCTCGAGGCTGCACTCGGTGAACATATGGCGATCGGCATGGCGTTCGTTGTCGTCTCGCTGGCCCGAAGTTATCTGCTGCGCCGATTGTTTGCGCTGATCTAGGCGCAACTGCATTCGTCTCGATTTTTGATGTCGACGACCCTAGCAGCGATGGTCGCGCCAGTATCGATCCCACCGCAAAGCCCACCCGCCACTCACCATCGCACAGTTGATGTCTCCATGCAGAAGTGAAACGCACCATGACGCTGTGCGGTTACCTACGGCAGGACCGTCTGATCGACATTGCAACGTAGGGCCATTGATAAGGATATGCCCGTGGCGGCCGACGCCCGTCGGAGTGCCCAAAAAATCGACCAAGGCATCGCGAGCTGCTATCCCACTGATGGCTGGGCAAGGATGTCCAGCGGAGCAGCTACCATCCAGTTCGCGTGCGGCAATCCCTGATAGCCGCAGCCGGGGCCCTTCACTGCACCAAACGGGGCCATCCCCATCCCAGACATGTGTCGGCGTGCAAGTAAAACTCTCGCCCCGTGGAATGACTGGCACGTCCGCAAAGGCCGCTGATGCGAAAAAAGCGGCAATCAGTGCGCTGAAGAAAGATCTGTAGACTACGAGAGGCACCGGCATCTGACCTTTTAATTGGAGTAAGTCAGCAGTTCGTATCATAGGCTGCAATAATTTTGAAACCCTGAATGGGCCTGCAGCGGCGGCACTTCGAGGCCGTCCGCGTCGCAAAAACAAACGTCTAGATCAGGCCGAGGCCTTTCATGCAGCTGGCCGTGTCCATCAGCTGATGGGTTGGGACCTCGACCGTGATGGTGAAGCTATCGGCAAATGTTTTTGCGTAAACGCCGCCATCGTCCATCAGGGCCATTTCGATTTCGTCAAGCACGACGGTGATGCGACTGCGATCAAATTGTTCAGGCAGGTTCCGAACGGCGAGGCAAATGCTGGTTGTTTCCATTGTAACTTCTCCGATCGTCGTTTGCTGGCTCAGCTTCGCTCTAACGGCCGACCATATCCAGTGAATTCGACACGATTCCATGTGGTTGATCCAAATTTTGAGGTTTACGAATGTCAGCGGCAACCCAACCCATCGGCGTGATTGCGAAGCTGCTTGATCTGTCAGAACGGCGGGTCCAGCAGTTGAGCCGGGAGGGTGTGATCCCCAAGGCTGAGCGCGGGCAGTATGATCTGATCGGGTCAGTGCGCGGCTATGTGCGCTACCTGCGCGATCAGGCGTTAAAAGCGCAGGCCGGTGCGCCCGACTATATGGCAGAGCGTGCACGGTTTATCCGAGCGCGCGCCGATCTGTCCGAGATGGAAGCTGAGGAAAAGCGCCGGTCGCTGATCGCTGCCGACCAGATCGAGGCTGCCTGGATTGCCGTGCTTGCACTTCTAAGAACCCGCCTGTTGTCGCTGCCGGACCGGCTGGCCCCGCAGGCTTTTGACCAACCAACCGTCGGAGATACCCGGAACCTGATCCGTGCCGCCATCCGCGAGGTGCTAGATGATCTCGCAGAGCCAGACGTCCAACTCGAAGCTGATCTTGAGCTTGCGGGGATCCCCGATCCTGAAGCGGACGGTGGCAAGGGCACTGGCGGTGCTGCGACCACCGCCGGACCTGACGATCAGTGACTGGGCGGATCAGAACCGGCGGCTGAGTTCTGAAGCCAGCGCCGAACCCGGCCAGTGGCGTACGAGCCGTGCGGAATACCAACGCGGGATCATGGATGCGATCTCTGACCCGGCGGCGGAAACCGTTGTGATCATGTCCAGCAGCCAAATTGGCAAATCGGAGTCGCTTTTAAACATGGTTGGCTACCACATCGACCACGACCCGGCACCGATCATGGTGGTGATGCCAACGGAGCGCGATGCTGAAACCTGGTCAAAGGACCGCTTCTCGCCGATGGCGCGGGACACCCCGTGTTTGCAGAATAAGATCGCCAATCCCAAATCACGCGATGGCAACAACAAGATCCTGCACAAGCGCTTTCCTGGCGGCCATCTGACCATCGTAGGCGCCAACGCGCCCTCAGGCCTGGCCAGCCGCCCGATCCGGCTCCTGCTGTGCGACGAGGTGGACCGCTATCCGTTCAGCGCGGGTGCGGAGGGTGATCCAGTCAATTTGGCGCGCAAACGGACAGTGACATTCTGGAACCGCAAGATCGTGCTGGTCTCGACGCCGACGAACAAGGGCGCGAGCCGGATTGAGACAGCGTTTGAGGAAAGTGACCAGCGCCGGTTCTGGGTGCCGTGCCCGGCATGTGGGGTGGAGCAGATCCTGACCTGGCCGCAGGTACGTTGGGACAAGGGTGAAGACGGCAGCCACAAGCCGGACACCGCGCGGTATCATTGCGTGGAATGTGATGCAGCTTGGCGCGACGAGACCCGCTGGGCGTCAGTTTCAAAAGGGCACTGGGTAGCAGAGGAACCCTTCGCGGGTACGGCCGGGTTCCACCTCAACGAGATTTATTCACCATGGGTCCGGTTGGCGGCGATGGTCAAAACCTTCCTGTCAGCGCGCGCTGGTGGGGATGACATGATGAAGACCTTCATCAACACCTCGCTGGGCGAGACATGGATGGAAAGCGGTGAGGCACCCGACTGGCAGCGCTTGCAGGGGCAGAAGGAAGAGTGGACACCCGGCACTGTGCCCGCGGGTGGATTGTTCCTGACCGCCGGTGCGGATGTGCAGAAAGACCGGATCGAGGTTGATGTCTGGGCCTGGGGGCGCGGCCTGCAAAGCTGGCTTATTGATCATGTGGTGATCGAGGGTGGCCCTGGCGATCCGGCATGCTGGCAGAAACTCTCTGAGCTTCTGGGACGAACATGGGCCCATCCCAGCGGCCAGCACCTCGCAATCGCCAAGCTGGCCATAGACACCGGCTATGAGACCAGCGCTGTCTATGCCTGGGCACGGCAGGTCGGCTTTGGCCAGGTCGCACCGGTCAAGGGTCTTGAGGGGTTCAATCGCGCCAGCCCGGTGACAGGGCCGACCTTTGTCGACGCAACGATCGGCGGCAAGCGTCTGCGGCGCGGTGCGCGTTTGTGGTCTGTGGCAACCTCAACGTTCAAGGCCGAAACCTATCGCTTCCTGCGGCAGGACCGTCCGACGCCGGAGGAAATCACCGGCGGTGCTTCGTTCCCCGCGGGAACGGTGCATCTGCCCAGCTGGGCAGACAGCGAATGGCTCAAGCAGCTGACTGCGGAACAGCTGGTCACGGTCAAGAACAAGCGCGGATTTTCAAAACTCGAATGGCAAAAGCTGCGCGAGCGCAACGAGGCGTTGGATTGCCGGGTTTATGCGCGGGCTGCCGCGTGGATCGCAGGAGCCGACCGGTGGTCGGAAGCACGGTGGGCGGAGTTGGAGCGGCAGCTAGCGGTGGAAGCTGGCGGACCAGCAGGTGATGCAGTTGCGAAACCAACGCCGCGTCCGTCAGCGCGGCGGCGAACAATGCGATCAACTTATATGGGGTGATTAATGGCCACTATTGCTGACCTTCGCGCCCGCCGCGAGGCTTTATCTACCCAGCGATCCTCCGGAGTCGCCCGCGTCAGCTATGACGGCAAGACCGTTGATTACCGCAGCGTGGCGGAGATCGACCGGGCCATCGAGGCGCTGGATCGCGAAATCGCCACACTCGAGGGGCGGCGCATCGTCCGGCATGTCCGCATCACCACATCCAAGGGGCTGTAATCCATGGGGCTGTTTGACAGGTTTCGCCGTCCCGCGCGAGGGGTCGGCCCGGCAGCCGTGCGTGCGCGTCTTGAGGGGGCGATGTCACAACGCCGGTTGCGAAGCTGGAACCCGCCACTGGAAAACATTAACTCGCTGGTGGCCTCAGGTGGACCGCGCCTTTTGGCGCGTGCAAGGGAACTGGTGGTGACCAATGGCTATGCGGGAAATGCCTGTGAGGCCTTTGCGTCAAATATTGTCGGCGACGGTATCAAGCCCTCGTCGCTGATTGAGGATGCAGGCCTTCGGGACCGTGTTCAGCGGCTGTGGCTTGCCTGGACGGACGAGGCCGATGCTGACGGGCTGACGGATTTTTATGGGTTGCAGGCCATGGTGGCGCGCGAGATGTTTGTCGCGGGCGAGTGCTTTGTGCGCTTACGGCCACGGCGGGCCGAGGATGGCTTGCTTGTCCCACTGCAGATGCAGCTTTTGCAATCGGAGATGCTGCCGTTTGAGAAGACGGACATGGCCGCAAATGGCAATCGCATCCGCTGCGGGATCGAGTTTGACCTGATCGGACGGCGGGTAGCCTATCACTTCCGCCGCAGCCATCCGGGTGACAGCACGGATCAGCGTGTCGCCGTGCCCGAAACGGTGCGCGTGGCGGCCGAGGATGTGCTGCACATCTACCGCCCCATCGATGCGGGCCAGATCCGGGGCCTGCCGCATGTGGCACCCGCAATGGTACGGCTGTTCTTGCTCGATCAGTATGATGACGCAGAACTTGACCGTAAGAAGACCGCAGCAATGTTCGCAGGCTTCATCACCAAGACAGCACCCGAAGACCCGATGATGGGCGAGAGTGAGGCGGACCTTGATGGCGCAGCGATGGCGAGCCTTGAGCCTGGCACGATGCAGGTCTTGCTGCCCGGTGAGGATGTGAAGTTCTCCAGCCCCGCTGATGTGGGTGGCGGCTATGAAGCGTTCCAGTATCGCACGTTGCTGGCTGTCTCGGCCTCATTGGGCTTGCCGTACCATCTGGTGACTGGTGATGTGCGCCAGGCGAACTATTCCAGCTTACGCGCGGAACTGGTGGAGTTTCGCCGCCGCGTACAGCAGCTGCAACACGGAGTAATCGCATATCAGCTCTGCCGGCCCGTCTGGGCGCGCTGGCTGGAAGCGGCGCAACTGGTAGGTCGATTGGATCTGCCTGATCCGGCGGCTGCGCGCATGGTGCAATGGATCCCGCCACGCTGGGATTGGGTCGATCCGCTGAAGGACATTCAGGCACAGGTGCTGGCGATGGAGGCCGGCATCACATCGCGGCGCAAGGTGGTGGAAGCCACCGGCT